CATATGACTAGTTGGATCTAATAGATCTATCACCTTCACTTCTTCAGCTATCTTCTTTATTCTGAGTAAATTATCAACGAAGTGATCGTTATTTGGTTCCATCTATCTCTACTCCTCTAAAAACAGTTTTGCCCTTACAGATGTCTATAACCTCTACTCTAAAATTACCATCGGTGAACCAAGTTATGTATCCAACTGCGTGTTGCCAATTGTGAATTCTGCCTTTTAACCATTCATTCTTTTCTCTTGACATATCTTTCAAATTGCCTAAGCTCCAAGCCTTTACTGTTCCATCTAGTCTTCCGATAGCACAAGAAGTAACATCGTGGGTGTGGCCATAAACAAGATTTCCATATAGCTCTGCGTGTTTCTTTGCGTGATTAACTGTTGTATAAGCTCCGTGTATAAAGCTCAACTTCTTAATTCTTAAAGGCTTGTTCATTGTGTGAAATTTGTATCCTCTTTCATCCCAATGACAGGCTTTTCTAAATCTATAATCTTTTAAGTAGGGATACTTTTCTACAAAGTTGTTAAGCCAATAGTCGTGATTTCCTTCGCAGATATGTCTTTCCTTTACACCAACTTTATCTAGTACTTTGTCGAACTGATCTATTCCGTCATTTACAGCTTCGATCTCTTCATCTATTATAGGTAGTTGATATTCTAATGGTGGCTGTTTTTTATCTCTCCATCTCCAAGCTGAGACAGACTCCCACTCACCGACATCTCCTAAATTTATAAAAGCATCTGGCTTTGATATCTCAATAATTTTTAAAGCACAATTAACAGCTGCTTGATCGTGTATAGGAAAATGCTGATCGGGAATAACTACTGCTGTCTTAAAAATCACCTAAAGCTCCTCTTATATCTTTTATTATCTCGATATACTTTTCTTCGGATCCTGCACCAAGTCCTGAGTTGTAGTATTGCTTCCAATATTTAGCTCTTCCTTCTAAGCTTGATGGCATAGACTTTGGAACTCTCCAGTACTTAACTCGACAATGAATAATAGATGCTGCTAGGTTCTTCTCTAGTATATCAGACCACAAACTCTCTTCAAATGTTTGCCAATGCATTAGATCGACTAAGCTAACCTCAGCACATTTAGACATTAACTTTTTTCTGTGCTTCAAATAGTGTTGAAGATTATCAACAGCTGTAGCTGGCTCTACTTGCCAAAAACTCCTAGCTGGCCCATCTCCTAACTGTCTTAGGTATTTATATCTTGACTCAACTAATCCTGTCTCCAATACGAGCTGAACGGCACCGTCAGATCCAAACTTCTCTCCGATGCCATTGCAAACTCTTTGTATCAAAGATCGTATTTGATCTATGCTAATCATTTTCCGTCTTCAAAAACCTTCTTAAGCACATCTCTAACTGCAGACCAAACTGCCTTCGCGATCTTTTCCTCTGTCTTTTCATTAATGAATGGAATGTCGACACTGTCGTTTAGAGACTTAACAACCTTCTCTTCGACTGCTGGATCATTTATCCAATCAAAAATTAACTTTCCTACGTTCATAGTTATAGGTTCCTCATTATTAGGTGAACGACTATGGGAATGATAAAAACACTTACCATTCCCACTGTCTTGACTTTTACTAAATCGGTTTCGTGTGTTGCGACTTTAGAATTTAGTTTTTCTAAGTGTAGGTCAATTCTACTAAGCCTGTGAAATATCTCTCCTTGTTTAGTATCTAACTTAACAAGGAGCTCTTTTATCTCAGCTCTGTAGTCGTCGACTTTCACTTACCAGACTTCCTTCTTTGTTTAGATCCTCTGCCATTACCTAGTTTTGCTTCTATGTAATTTAGCTGATCAGTCACTTCATCATTAAGCTCTTGAAACTTGTCTACCATAACATTCTTAGAATCAATCAGTTTTATTATAATATCTGAGAGATCATCTATCTTCTTGTTGAGCTCTCCAGTCATCCATTTAAAAACAGTCCACAAGAGAACAGCAGATAGTCCAGCAAAGCCTAAGGTTTCAAAAGATTCTATTCCCATTTATTCTTCCTTTTCTAATGCCTCCTTCAAAGCATTTACGAAAGCCTGCCTACCATATTGTAGCTGTTGAAGATTAAATGTAGCACCATCGATTTTTCTTTGTAAATCTTGTATGTGTGCTAGCATAACTTTCTGATCTTCTTCCATACTTTCGATTTCATATTCCTTATCGTCTAAGACTACAATTGGCTTGTTTTCTTTTTTTTCTTTTTCTGTTTTAGCCATTTTGACTCCTTACCATTTTACTTTGTTCGCCCAATAAGCTGCACTCATCCTACCTTTTGCAATATTTTTTCTATGTCTAGCTTTAAAAGATCTTCTTCGAGCCTTTTGTGCTTTAGACTTAGGTGATTTGCCAGCACCACTAACTCCTTGCTGTCCAAATCTTATTAATTTTAAACTATGGCCACTCTGAGCCAATACTACGTGAGACTTAGTTTTGTGACTGGGAGTCCTCTTTGGCTTATTAACTCCTTTGAGCCCGTATCTCTTAAGCATTGATCTTTTTCTACTAGCGTGAGCCATTCTCTTCCTTAAATACTTCGTGTAACAATCTCTGTAAATCGGCTTCGTTCCTTAGGATCTTTGTACTTTGTTCTCTATCTAGTGGCAATTCTCCATCAGTAACCCAGAAGTCTTTCCATTCTTTAAGCTCTTTTAGCTGATTCTCGCTCATAGCTACTTTGAACTTGAGGTCATTTATGTCTCCCATCAGCTTACCATATCCAAAAGCAAAAGATGCCGATACACCTATAAGCATTAATACATACCTAAACGATAAATTTATTTGTGTGTCGTCAGATAAAGCTTTCAATTGTTGATCCTTTGTCCATTTATATAATATGTCCCGTCTACATAGGCACTATCTAATTGATGCTGTATGCTGATCAGAATACTATCTACTTCAAACATAGTTCTAGATAACTCTGTTGAGATTTCTTCTCTAGTTTTGCCGATTCTTATATCTTCACAGCTCATAACACTAAACACAAAAGCAAACGCAAACATAAATAGGATTAGTATGTTTATGGCTTTGCCAAAATTTGCCCATTGGTTTAGTTTTTTACGCATTTATTCTGAAAACTGCCCAGAAGAAACATCAAAGTTTTTACCTAAATTAGTGTATGAACTTTGCCATGTTTGAACATCTGATGAAATTGAATCTGCATACTCTTTTAAATACGCTTCATCTGCTTTCCCATCAACAAAATCCATATCTTCATTACAGATATATGTTTGCTCTGTTTCATTGTCATAGATTGTAAAACCAACACGCTTTTTCTTTACACCATTTTCATCTGTGATGACTGCACAATCTTTTACTTTGTATTCTAATGCCATTTTATTTCCTTATTATTTAACTTTCATGCATTGATATTTGACCAATTCCTATTGACTTAGTAGTACCTGTGCTATTCTTAACTGTAAAACTAAAAGTACCAGCACCTTTGTAAACTCTAATAGTATCACCAGAATCAGCATTGTTAAAACCATCAGAATCTACACCTCCTGGATTTGCTATCATTGTAACTGTACTATGATCATAATCCATATGAAATAATGCACTTGAATCATTGGTATGGTTTGTAACTATAATTAAAGCCCCAGAACCAGAAAGTGAATGAACAGTTGAAGCGTTATTTCCATAAGTAGCTGAACCTGCAAATTTTATATTATTTGCTAATCCATTAGTTTTGTTTGCCATTATAAGATTGCCAGAATATTGTAAGCGCATCCTTTCCGTTATACCACTACTGCCATTAGTAGAGAAAATTAAATCTCCTTGATTTGAGCCTTGATACTGACCTTGCATTCTTACAATTTCTGTGCTATGATCATACATAGCTATTAAGCCAGAGGCTACATTACTTGCTATGGCGTGTCCCTGTAACTGTAAAGCAGCATAATTATTAGCACCAGAGTTATCTGTTGAGGATATTACAAGCTGTCCTCTCTCATCACCAAAATCATTAGGTAGTGAAGTTGTTTTTAACAAAAGCTCACCATCTTCAGTTAGGCGCATATCCTCACCACTACCTTTAGTACGCCAAGTAAAGCAATCATCATTGTTATTATAAAGCATTACACCTGTATCATAATCTTGAGCATCACCAAAACAAATCTGAGAATTATTTTCATTTCCTGATATTATGGTAAGCGTACATCCATCAGATACAGCACTATTATTTTGTAAGACTAACGCAGATTCAGCACCTACCACACTTGGCATAGTTCCATCATCTATGGCAACGTGAAGCTTTGCGTTTATTGAGCTTGTACCTATGCCAACATTATTTCCAGAGTAATTTATCCTCATGGCTTCAACTTCAGTACCACCATCATTACCTCTGAAGATTAAATCTGCATTTGAAACTGAATTTCTGATTGTTATGTTTGATGAGCCAAAGTCAATATTTCCAATAGTAGTTCCACCATCTTTTAACCAAATGTGTTCACCATCAGCATCAAGTATAATATCATCCTGAGAATCAATTATCATGGTTGTGCCATTATATTTAATATCACCAACTAAAGTGCCACCATTATAAAACTTGATTAATTCCCTGTCACCACTTGAGCTATCAGCTCTTACAATCATTGTTGCTGAACCTGAGTTATTATCTGAAACAAAAAATGCTGCTGCCTCAGAAGCCGAAGCTGTAAGTGAAAATAATCTTGCCCCAGGCGACGCACCTCCTATACCAACATTTTGTGAGCTGTCTATGGAAATAGCACTTGCATAGCTACCACTTGAAAAAGTTGATATTGTAAAATTACCACTTGTGTCAGATTGCAATCTCCATCTGTCTGCATTATCATCAGCTTGATCGGCAGTCATATAAAGACTTGAAGCGCCACCTTCACCACCAACTATATTTAAAAATGATTCTGCACTTGTACCAACCTTAAAATTAAACCAACCTTCAGTATCCCCTGAGGAAAGCGTAAGGTCTTGACCACTTCCAATATAAACATTTCCTACATCAGTTGCCCAAATACTTGCATCTTGGTCTGCACCAAGCACTAATGCTTTATCGTCTGCGTCAATTAATATATGACCTGCAAAAGTAGCATTTTGTGAGTTATCAAAGCTTATTACATCTGAACCATCTTGTCTAATTTTTCCACCAACAGAGCTATGGCTACTAACAAAATCAAGAACAGGGAATATTGAAGTACCTGATGTTGTTTCTATTTTAAAAGTTGTATCAGAATCTGAGCTTGTTGCTTTACTATTGTGTCCTAAACTTGCAACACCACTTGCTGTAAGTGTAGTAAAAGCACCTGTGTTTGCAGAGTTACCACCAATAGCTGTTCCATCAATAGCACCAGAGTCTATATTTACATTTGTTGTGGCTTGGTTGTCAAAATCAACTGCACTTATAAATGTTACATCTCCTGCTGTGTTTGATCCTATGTCATTTAAAGCAATACCATCTACACCTGTAATGCTATTATTATTAAAAGCAGTTGCCCCTAAAGAAATTGTGCCTGTTGCTGTAAGATTAGAAGAGCCTATGTCAATGTTTCCAAAACCACTTGAGATTGCTCCACTATTTAGTGTTCCACTTGTTACAAGATTAGGCATAGCTGTGATTTCATCATCAAAGTAAGCTGCTAGATCTGTAACTGCTACCTGAACCATAGTTCCGTTATCGTTCATAACTACACGATCAGCATCGGCTACAGTTGTTGATGTTGCAGCCGTATCTCCATCAAGAATGTTTAACTCAGAGGTAGTAATTGTTCCGCCATCTATAATCTCTAGCTCTGCTTCATTTATATTAGCAGATCCAATTACAAAGCTTGTACCGGTTATTGCACCGGCAGACAAAGTCCCTGTTGTGCTTAGATTCTCATTTCCAAAACTAATAGCTCCGGATGAGTCCGTTATTGATCCATTGGCTAAAGTTAGATTGCCAATCGTTGATCCTGTTGCCGCCGAGATTGTGCTTGTAAATGTTGAAGCATCGTCTGCTGTTAATGCACCAACTCTTAAATCTTCATAGTCTGTTATCGCAACATTGCCAGCTGTTGTTCCATCTTCGGTTGTATCTACCAATGCAAATTGATTAGATGATTCATCCCAAATAAAAGCAACATTAGCTGGAGAAGAATCTCCTGATCCTCTTTTAATTACAAATCCAGCATCGTAAGCATTGTTTGTTGGCTGTGAGTCGTATTTATTTAAAAGTATTAGCGGATCTTCTACGTTTAGATTTGTAGTTGAAACCTCTTGTACTGATCCGGTTGTTGTTAATGTTCCGCTTACAGTTAGATCAGTTACAGATAAAGTAGAGCCTGAAAAACTAAGATCAGAATCTTCTGTTAATAAACCATTGGCTCCGTAGATTGCTACTCTACCAGATGTCTGTGAATCAGCAGTTAAAGTCGAAGCTCTAAATCCGTGAGATCCAATATCTAAGTCTGTTGATGCACTTATGCCTGCTGTTGTCAAAGCTGAAATAGTAACAGCTGCAATTGTTCCACCTTCTACCTTATCTCCTGAGATCTGATTGTCAGCTAAGGTTAAAGTTCCTCCAGATACGTCTAGTGTTCCGGTAGTTGTAAAGTTACTTGATCCAAGATCAATTGATCCAAACCCGCTAGTTATAGATCCAGCATTTAAAGCACCTATCGATGTTATTTGAGTTTGAGCTGCATCTACGCTTAGTGAATGAGAAATGTTTTCACCTGACGTAGCTCCCGTAGATGTTAATCCTGTACCAGCTGTAATACTATTAACAAAATCTCCTGTAGTGTCAGTAGCTAGTGCTACACTGTTTGCCTGTATAGTAGCTGTTCCGTCTTCTGCAATATTTACATCACCAGACACAGATGCAAAAATCGCATCTTCTAAATTTTCAAAAGTAATCTTACCAGATCCATTGTCAGTAGCATCAACCATTGCTATAAAATCACTGTCCGCAATAGAAGTTTCTGTCGTTAGTTCGTTTAGATCTAGTGCAAATGATCTTGATGATGTTAAATCGCCACCACCACTTAGACCGTTTCCAGCAGTTAATGTAACAGAGCTGTGATCTATGTGTTCATTTGCAACAAAGTTTGTAAGTGCATCGTGATCACCACTTATAGTGATCTGATTGCCACTACCAGATGTTGATATTCCAGCACCATCTCCAGCAATATCTAAAACTTCGCTATCTAGATCTATTGACAATGCACCACCACTATCTCCTTGGAAGTCTAAGTCTTGTGCAGTTACCTGTGAATCGATATATGTTTTAATAGCCTTAGCACTAGCTAGTGTGTCATCAGAACCACTTACAGAGCTTATGTCTGTATCTAATACTCCTGATTTTAAATTATCGACTTCAATATTTGAGATAGTGTTATTGTCTACATCTATAGTCTTGTTGGTAAGTGTATCTGTTGTAGCTCTTCCTACTAATTGATCTGTTGCATCTGGAAGAGTAATTGTTCTATCTGCTGTAGGATCACCAGGAGTTAATGTCAATTCAAAATCGTTTGCAGTCGATCCTTCAAAAATTAAATCTGTTGTTATAGTAGAGTTGATTGCAATCGTATCGCTTGGAGCATCGCCGATTGTGGTATTTCCTGATCCTACAAAATTAGCAAAAGTTGCTGTTCCGGTTCCTGTCAAATTTCTTATGCCGGTTAAATCTTTGTTTGAGTCTACGGTTAGGATCTTACTTGCCTCAGCAGTTCCTAGTGTAGAAATGTTGCTGTAATTTAATTGAGCTGCTGAGCTAGTTACTAAAGTTCCTCCCAACTTTAATCCATTTGTCCCATCATGAGATGCTACGTTAAAATCATTTGCTCCGTCTGTAATCTCTAATGCTGTTGATGAAATCTTTAAAGGAGCAGCAGTACCATCTCCATCATAAACAACAGCAACGCTACTCCCTATTCCTCCATCTATGTGTAGTAATTGTGAGAAGCCTACACTAACTGCTACATTGGTTAAATCTGTCGCCATATTTTTTTCCTAAAATGTTAAGAGAGAAGTGGAGCGTGCTTTTGCTTGCCTACTCCACTTCAATCTATTATTCAATTACTCTAACTACCTATGAAGGATTGTTAAAGTTGACTACTTGACCAGCTGCATCAGCTGCTGGCTGTGATAGAGATGCTCCAAACAGAACATCAGCTACAACACTAGTGCTTAAATAGTCTATATCATATTCACTTTGAACACGTGGTTCCATTTGCATAGCAAGTAGAACTGACTCACGAGTAAAGATTGACATAGTCTCATCACCTGTACCACCATCATCATCCCAATCTACTGATGAGAAGACTGGCATTCCATAAATGATGCCTAGTTGACCAGAAATGTTTGGTCCAACTCCGCTTGCCTCTGGACCTCTTTGTTGGAAGTCACTAAACTCACCAAGATTTAAGAGATTCATATAAGCTGCTGGTGAAGCATATAAGAATGTATCGCCATCTGTGTAGTCAACACCGATATCCATTAACTTCTGAATACCACTTCTTAGCTCTGCTGAAGTAGGAGTGTTGTCAGTTGCTAGAGAAACATCATTAGCTGTAGCTGCTTGAATAACATTAACAGCCAAGTAATTCTCAACCTTCTTAGCTAAGCCATATCCCATACTACGAGTATAGAGGGAAAATAAATCATAAGAGGACTGAACGCGAGTAATGTCTTCGATTCTCTTAGCCTCGTAGGCGTGTTGATCAATTGATATTTGTGTTTCACCATCAGTCTGAGCTGAATAGGTTACAGCTGTGTCAGCTGATTTTGCTGCTGCAGTCTCTTCACTTACTCGTGGTACGTGAATTGTATCTCCACCACCTGCTAGATCTGAAACATTGGTAACTTGATTACGAAGCTGAAATCTTCTTTCTGCGTAATCTAGAATAGCCTCTTTCCAGACCTCAGGTATGAAAACGGCTGCAGTAGTATTTGTTACATTTGCCATTTAATTATATCCTAATTCCGGCCTCTCATAATGTCTGCGAAGTGTTTCTTTCTCTCTTCTTTATTCAGTTTTTTCCACTCTAGTGGTTTACCTGAAGAGACACCACCACCGCTTTCATCTACTCGAGGCACCTTATTGTTAAATTCGTTCTTCATCTGTTCTAAGGCATCTGAATCGAGTACTTCTAATTTCGGACGAAGTCCTTCTGGAAAACTTTCTAAGAGTCGTTCTTTTCTAGCTGTTTCGATACTCATAAACTTTTCAGCATCTACAGCAAATCGATCTCTTTCTTCCTTAACGGATTCGTATAGTTGTTTGTACTCTTGTTTTTCTTCAGCCTCTTTTTCTGCCATCGCTTTCTTCTCAGACTCCATCTCTTTAATTTTCATTTCAAGAGATTTGTTCTTTTCATTGAGTTCTCTAAAGCGAAAACCAGGAACACTGTAATCTTCGGTTTTATCGTTACCTGTTACGACATCAGTCTTTTCGTTCTGATCTACGGATGGAGTTTTTACGTCTTCCACGACTTTGTCTTCTGACATTTATTACCTCTTTTGTGAGTTATATCTCAATTCGAACTCTCTGTGAAGTTTGTTCTAAGTTGAGCTTTATTTGTTTATCTGCTCGATCTGATACTTCTTTTTGTATTGCCTTAACAACTGTAGCATTAAGGAAGTCCAAACCTCTTGAAGATAGATCCTTAGCAATCTTTTCAGAAGCCTCGTTAGTAAATCCAGCAATTGCTTGATTCTTCCTAGCTTCTTTTGTCTTGTACGAATTCAGAGTGTTACCTGAAAACGTCAAGTCTATAAATTTTGTATTTCGAGATGATCTTCCTAATTCTTTTTTATATTCTGCATAGCTCTTGTTATATCTACGAGTACCAAATGTGTTTCTCCTTCTAACAGTTGTTCGTGCTATGTTAACAGATGCATCTGCTATATCTTTCATCGTCTTCAAAGGAATGTCAAATATTGGTCGCAATGGTTTTATCTTAGCCAATTAAACTTGTCCTTTGCTTTAGATCTCTCGTATCGAATTGTTTTTGTAATTGTGCTTCTTCATACTGACCACTACTTGTAAATCTAAAAAATTCGTGTCTACAATTAAAATGTGATCCGTTTTCAAACACACCAGGAAATCTCTTATCTATCTCTCCTAAGGTCATTGGACCAGCTGCCATAACTTGTAAACAATCATCACTCGTTCTGCTATCTACAGGTCCTTCAAATATGTATAGTGTGTTTTTAGGAGATCCAAATGCCATCTGCTTAGTTACAGATCTATTAAACTTCGCTAGTGAGTGTCATATAAAGACATAGCTTGTCTTGTAGACAAAACGCCTCTTTGTCCTCTAGTCAGTTCATTTACAAACACATCTTTTTCTAATCCGTTGATAATAGACTCTGTAAATAGACTCTTCATTTGTACATATGTGTCGTCTAGTTTAGATCTATAGAGATTTAGATCGCTTCTGATCAGAGCGCCTAGTATGTCTTCATCTACATCTGCAAATCCATCCATTGCTCTCAATGCATCTATGTATGACTCTGCTATCTTGTCCAACTCTCCTTTTATTCCAAACTGTACCTCAAACAATTCTTTAAAGTCAGTATTTGCAATAGTAGCTAATAACTGTTGAGATGCAAATCTTCTCTCAACTTGTGAGATTGGACCTACTTGATCAAAGATTGTCTCATACAGAGAAGCTATGTGGTTTAATCCAGCTTCGTACTTATTTGCAAATTGTTCTGACGAGTACATTATTGTGTTAATATATCACTTAAAGTTGTTTGTGGTTGTTCTGGTTGTTCGATTGATAGGTCTTCAGCCATCTTCTCGATCTCTTCTTCATCTAGATCTGGATTGTATTTTCTTAACCAATCCTTCGGAGACGACAATCCATTTGACCATTCCCAATCCCACTGTGCTCTTTCTTCTTGAGCTGTTAGTGGGAATCGAGGCTCTGTAAAGTCTACAGAATAATCATCGGGCACATTTTTTCCGTGTACCTCTAAGATCCTTCTATCAACCTCAAATCTTCTTTGCTCTACACCTCTCCAAATCATTTGATAGTCTCCAACTACAGCCTCTGTTAGATCTATCTCAGCCATTTTTAGTGCTTCACCAGATACAAACGACTCACGACCAACAGACCACTTAACTTTTAAGTTGTTGTTGTAGGCCACAGAGTCTACATAAAACCTAATAGAGTTTATGTATTCATCTAATCTTCCACCTGGTGATTCAAACTTGAAGGAAGCATTCTCTGGTAATACCATTGGCTTATCAACTCCAAGAGAGACATTGCTCATTTGATCAACACCTGATATAACAGGTTGACCAAGAGCTTGTAATCTCATAGCTAATCCCAACTCTGTCATCAACAGATTAACCATAAGATTTGCGTTAATAATATCATCGGCACCAGACCTAATGAAGTCAGTAGTATAAGGATGTCGATGACATACAGTGAAAGGTAAGATCCCATACGGATTAACATTTCCTTCATTGACTGATTCTATCTTTCCATTTTGATGTATTAAGTAATGCTCCTCATCACTCCAATATGCATACACAACCTCATCTTCTCTCGATGAACCGTGATTGTATATAGGATAAGTGTATGCAAACGGTTCTCGAGACCTAGGCTCAAAGAGAGGCTCAAATTCAATTATCTGATCATAATGAATCATCTGATCTTCTTCGCTATATCTTGATCTGATTAGATGAGATCCTAAGAGATATGTTAATCTCTCGGCTGTGATCATAGCTTGGTCAATATCTTTAACTACTTCTAAGTAATCCTCGTTTGTTCTAACGGGAGGCTCTTTGTATCCTATAGCTCTAGCATTAACTAGCTTAGATGTTATGTTTTGTGTAATGAATGGAATCTGTAAACTCTTTAATGGGAAGAAGTTTGTTAGATCTCTTTCCATTTCTCCAGTCATTCCTTCGTAATAAGACAAAGCTCGATATCTACTTTCAATTGAGTCCTTAGTTACATCTCTAAGATGATCAATTAAAGCATCTCTCACATAGTTTCTATTCTCTACAATCATTTGTTACCACTCTATTGAAGTTGCTATTTTTTGAACTACAGAATACCTGTACTCTAAAAAGTACGAACACGCATCTAACATATGTGTCAATTCGTAGTTACTTTTATCTATGCCACCTTGTCTATCTCGCTGAACTTGCTCTAAATCTTTTATCAAATAAATACACCTAGGATCTACTGTCATCTTTATCTCTCCTTTTGCATTCCTAAGTTTTCTATTCAAAGCATTTAATCTATCTCTGTGTGAAGGATGTCTTCTTCTTGCATAAACTTGAAAGCCGTGCTCTCTTAAGATTTGATGATCGCTTCTATGAGATGTAGTTGATCTAGCTGTACCTGCTGGATCTGGATAAGTCTCTACTACCTTTGGCCATCTCTTTTTCATTTCTATACATAGCTGTTCTGTGGATGAATTCTTTAATCTTATCTCATCGTAATAATGAACAGTTCCATCACCATAAACAGAAGCACATACTGCACTCATATAGTCTACATTAAAGTCTATACCAGCTACTCTATAAGAACTTAGGTCGGTTGCTTTTGTCACGTGTTTAGATCTATCGAATGCCCAAGCTGCTCTGTTTGCTGCTGTTTCGAAACTTGCCATAAACTCTTGACGATATGCCTGCTCATCAAGATTACTCTTAGCTAGCTCTAACTCTTCTTCACTTACAAATCCACCATCTATAGTTCTAAACTGCCAAGACTTCCAAAGAGGATCATCTCCTTGTCCTTTTATAAAGTAATCGTAAAAATTGTTATTACTAAAGCCATCTGGAGTTCCGATCATAAGAGCTCCTCCTTTAGTAGTTGTTAACATTGGATAGATCACTTCTTCAAACACTCCTGGTTTTTGATAGGCATACTCATCCAACACACATCTTGTAAGCTCTGATCCTCTAAGTGAATCTGCTGCATCTGATCCTTTAATCGCAATCGTAACACCTGACTGAGTACAGCTCAATTCCGTCTCGTTGATCTTCCATCCGTGTTGTGTTCTCATAATTGACTTCAGCATCGGCCAAACTGTTAGTTTGCCTTGCCTGTAGTTTGGAGTTATGTACCAAAGATTTGATCCCTGCTGCATTTGCCCTCTGAGAAGGTACATCAGTCCTAGAACCGACTTTCCGAATCTTCGCCCTGCCGTGATTACTTTGAATCTTGCTGGATGCTTGAGAATCTCTTCTCTGTGCTTTGTTAGTACTAGTTCCACTATTCTGCATTGTCTAACTCAGCATCACCAAAATTTAAAACCTGTAATGGTTTTGATATCTCTGTTATCACGTGTTCAGTCGATTTGCCTTCTGTCCGATCTAAGACCTCTTTGATGGCTGGTAGATTTCCTCTCTGTGCCATTGAAACTAACTTATCCAATAAAATCTCTTTTCTTGTTCTATCATCAACATCTGTATCTAAAATCTGATTCAATATATCCTTAGCTGAGTTTCTTCTACCGTTTGGATTTCCCGACTGACCTTTTTTCCACTGTGTTTTGGGATTTCCACTTTTACCTTTCTCAAAGGGCATTTCTACTCCTGATCTATTCCTGTTCTACTATTCCAAGAAAGACAGGTTTTTCAATCATGTCCATTAATTGTTTTGCTTTATCTGAGTCAATTTCAAAGATGTCAAATTCAATTCTCCAAGCGTGACTCATTTTACCGTATCTCATTCCTACAAGCTCACAGCTTACAGAAACTCCCTTATCTTCTTCTTCTTCTCTTCTTTGCATCTAATGGACACTTAGTAAGTAAGTAGACTTGATTTGGATAAGGAGCAAAGCCACACCTAAGCTGCTTTTCTTTATCATATCCAGCAAATCCACACTTCCTGTTGTTTTTAAGAGGGCAAGGTTCAAACAATTACTTTCTCTTCTTACCCATCTTGTTTTTCTTCTTTCTCTTCATACCGCCTTTTTTCTTTTTTCCCATTCCGTAATGACTTGGCATATTATTTACCAACCTTTCTCATAGCTTCTATGTGTGATGTGTTAAAATCAGAACCTCTCTCCATAGAATTCTTCATCTCTTCTAAATGTGCTCTTGAGTGATGTCCGGAATGAACTCTCATATAATGTTGTTGATCAGATGAGAGACTAGAAATGTCTACACCGTTTACTGTTTTTGTTCTGTCAACCTTCATTTCTTTTTTCCTTAATTCTTGCTATCTGCTTAGCAGTCCTCCCATTGCTTTTCAATTTTTTATTTAGAAGGATCCTCTCCCTCTTCCTTCTCTTTGCCTCTTTGTTAGGCATTAGAACAAACCATCCGATGCTTCTTTTTCAAGCTGCTTTTCGATTGGTCTGCTTTTCATATCTATAAGTGGTTTTCCAGGTAGGATCTCAGATCTAGAACTACACTTAGAACATCTTGTGTATTTTGGCTTATGAGCTGGTTGAAAGAAGATTTCTTCAGTGTGGCCACACGAAGTACACTTTATGTCGTGCAAAGGCATATGATCTTAGTCCTTAATTTGGTTTTTCAATATTGTATCGAATTGACTATCTTGGGTTCATAGTTTCCACCTTCTATATATAGGGCAAAATATCAGTAAAATGTATCGTATTGCGACGACTATTTATAGGTAACTCTAACAATATGTGCATTTACAGCCAAAATACTGTATAAGTTAAATCGACGGCTTTGATCCTCCTGAAGCATCATAGCCCTCCTGAAGCTTCATAAGCGGTTTTTTGTAAAAAATGATGCTCCTGATACTCTTGAAGCTTCATAACCGGTTTTTCTTAAAAAATGATACTCTTGATACGGTTGAGGCCTCAGGGCCGAATATGATACTTTTTATTGCGACTGGTCGATTTCTCTATCTTAGCTAATATGTGAAGTTATAAGAAATGTAATGGTTCTTGTGTTTTTACTGATACCCCCACCAAAACCCCCACCAACTGTATTTTCGTGTAACTTCAACAATATGTAGATTTACAAAAGTATCAGGAAAACCTCGACTTTCACTCTGACCGGTGTGATCCTAGTTGAGGTCGAGTGTGAGCAGTGGAGGTCATTGCGACTACTCGTTTTTTCTAAACTTAACAATATGTGAAGATAGAAGAAAAATGATGGAAAATATTGTATTGCGACGACTGTGTTTTGTTATCTATGCATATATGTGTAGTTAGAAGAATATTAATGGTTTTTATTGTATTGCGACGATTGTTTATAGTTAACTCTGCAAATATGTGTAGTTACAAGAAAAGTAGCTGTATTTACAAATTTTTTTTAGTTTTTTTGGAAAATAGTGTTGTCACACAGTGTTTTTTGTGTAATTTCTAATAGTTAATAAATAGTGTCTTGGAGGACATATGAAAAAACAAACAAAGAAAATAGAAATGCCTTTTAATTACTTAAATGACGACAAGGCTATTTTAGCACAACCACACTTCTTAGATGTACTACTTAACACTGTAGAGCATATGACTGAATCAGATCTAACTAAGAAGGTTCGAAGAGACATTACTAATATCAAAAAAAGACTTAATCTTAAATAAGGAGAGATTATTATGAAACAAGTATTCGATAAAGACATCATAGAGAAAAAAGACGAGAGAACATCTTACGTTAAATTATCCGACGGACAGTTCAATTTGGCTTTGTTTGACACAAGTCAATTACAAGATCCCGACGAGAGAGAAGACTACATTGCACACATTGTACAAGGTATCGACTTCTCGGAAGATTGTTATGTAGGTAATAATGAAACTAGAATACCAACTATGCTGTGTGGTAACTACAAAAACATACAAGAGGCTGTAATGTGGGGATCCGAATTGCATAAAATGTACAACGGTGAGTACGAGGTCAGTGAAGATAAAGAAGTTTTAAGACTTATTGACAAACATCTATATCTCGCAATGAACAAACAGCACAAAGAAGCAATGGAGATACGAAAGAACAACAATCATTGTGAAGCACAGGCTAGTCAAGCAAATAGTGTAGAAAAGGAAATATTAGCTTTCGAGGGAACTTTTAAGGCTTTAGTTTTAGATCAATTCTCGTATGAGGCTGAGCAGTATCTAGAAAAAGAAAATGTCGAATACGGCTTTGATATACAAGTAGAGAAGAAGATAGCAGGTTTTGATACAGCTAGTCAAGATTCTAGGTATATGAACGAGACGATGATGTTAGTCGATGTAAAGATGGCTGTTAAAGTTGGAGATGGACCACTTAAGGTATATGAGCAAGGTGTCAAGGTCTTCTTTGATCAATACAATAGGCAGGAACACGGATGGATTAGAATTACCCCTACCGATTACTTGTATGGAGAGAGATCTTACAAGACAAGACAGCTCAAAGACACTGCTAGAGCTGTTCAAGCTATGGCAAGTTTGATAGGAATTGCTCTTAACTACGAGATATCGGGTGTTGCTAGAAGAATTAATAGCTTTAATACTAGACAAGAAATCCAGCAAGACCTTATAGATCTTCAAGAGGCTAACATTGAGTTTGATAACGACCTTCCTAGGTATGTAAGTAAATACAATGAATCAAGCACTGTATCTATTGAGTGCAAAGATCTAGACTACTCTTCAGGCAACAAAGGAACTATTACTAGTGCTAGTTCTAAGGTGGATCCAAGATACAAAGTTAAGTTTAAATTAATAGATATGCCTTCCCTAACTACCCAAGAGACTAAGGACTATGTTCGAGAGATCTACGAAGTAGTTGAAAAATATCAAAAGAAATACTTTGACAGAATAGGTAAGGAGTAAAAAATGATTGTAGAGCCACTAAGCTACTTTTTAACAATTAGTATCTACATAATCTGTATTGTAGGATTCTATAAAGTTAGGATGGCAAATCAAAGAGCAAAGTTTTGGAAGGACTCTTGTTTTGTAATGGCTGAAAAATATAACGACCTATTAGTAAAAACAGAGCTGTCTAAGGCTATTGAAAGTTTTAAAGTTGATTAACAATGATTGGAGAAATAAAATATTTAGAGGGACGATGTCAAGCCCAACAACAGTTGGCACTTGTCCTCCAATCATCAACACATCGTCCCTTTTTCATTTGGAGGAAATATGACTATTAAAATCAAGAAGCCAAAAAATATGTCTAAGAATAGATTTATGGTAATTGCTGCTAGATTAGAAAGGCTAATATCAGAGCTAGGTGGAAGTGTCGTCTTGAAAGATGAGGTGGAAAAAGTTAAAATCCAAGAGGTAGATATTAATGATCTATGAAGGTGATGTAGTTGTTGATGTAGATGGTGAAATGGGAGCAACTAAAATAAGAGGAAAAAGTCTATCTCAATTTGTAGATAGCTTACTTGACACACTCGATAAGAATCCCACTGCTGAGCTTTGGTCTGTTAGAAGGATTTCAAAAAATGGATCCTTCAATGAGACTAGGAAAATAATTGAAATAATTAGATCTCAAAGAGGATCTAAGTTTGTAAGAAGGATAAATAAGATTTATGGATGATTTTTATTTTTATGTATGGGAAGAAGTTGAAGAAGCAGTTAATACTATAGTAACTGAATTAGAATCATTCCCTGATCTTAAATATGTATATGGGATCCCAAGAGGAGGAGTTGTTCTTGCGACGATGATTTCTTATAGAACTGAACTAGAATACTTACAAACATTTCAACAGGCCGAAGCAAATAAATCTGAAACACTAATTGTAGATGATATTTGTGATTCAGGAATAACTCTTAAGATGATATGTAAAGATCATATGTACACAACAGCAACTATGGTAAACGAAGACAATCCT